TCTCCAAGGTATCCGACAACGAACACACGGCGGCGGCGCTGGGCCACTCCGAAGTATTGAGCGTCCAGCACTCTGTAGGCGAACCCATACCCGATTTGCCCCAGCGCAGTGAGGAAGGTTCCAAAGTCCCGTCCTCCGTTAGATGACAAGACGCCAGGGACGTTTTCCCAGACAAGCCATTTGGGACGAAGGTGTTCAGCCATTGCAAGATAGGTAAGCATGAGGTTGCCGCGTGGGTCATCCAGTCCCTTTCTGAGCCCTGCAACGCTGAATGACTGACAGGGGGTTCCTCCCACGAGAAGGTCAATTGGTTTTCCATTAGTAGGCCAATCCTTGTATTGAGTCATATCGCCGTGGTTAGGCACTTGAGGGTAATGGTGTGAGAGAACAGCAGAAGGGAACTTATCAATTTCGCTGAACCATTGAGGTGTCCATCCAAGGGAATGCCAAGCGGCTGTGGCTGCTTCAACGCCAGAACATACTGAACCATATCTCATGTTATGTTTTCCTTATATCCAAGAAAAAGGGCCATCCGAAGACAGCCCTTTGCTCTCGCTTATTGGCGACACTCGTCTAACCAGTCTGGAGGTATAGTCTTGTGCGCCCATCGAAACCCATGCTTATTACAGTAATCCGCGTAGCGAGTGGGACTGCCCTTGTAGAGCCTCGCTTGCGCATTGCTAAAGAGGAAGCGGATGTCGATCTCTGGGGACTGCTTTTTGATTAACACATGCTTGGCACGGTCAGCAGTTGCCCATATTCCTTTGGTCTCTAAGTACCAGAAGCCACCGGGCTTAGAGAGCTTGAAGTCTGGGGTGTACTTGGCGATACGAGCAGGTATCTCGTAGTTTATTTTGTCCACCTCATACTCAAACTCAATACCCTCAGCAGTCAGAAGCTGAGAGATAGTTTCTTCGAGCCCTGATCGATAGCCTGCCTTGATGCCACGGAACCTTGCGCGGTTAAAAGTCACCGTTGACTACAGCTTGAGTGCTTGGTGTGACTTCCTCGAAGTGGTCAACAGTGAAGCTGCCGCCATCTACGGCCTCAAAGCCGCCATCGTCGCCACCGAAACCATTGACCACATCAATCACTTGTACCTTGTCCAGCATCAGGCTCACGCCCTTGGAGCCGCTGACTGTGTAACAGTTGAACACACCACCCATCTTGACTGTCGAGCCGCCGCCGATCTTGGGTAGGGCTGTCGGCACAATGACTTGACCTTGTGCATCATAGAACTTGGGTTGGTACTTGGACTGCGCTTTGATTGACACCTGCCCAGTCTCTTCGTCCTTGTTGACTGGCATACGGAATTTGGCGGTAGCACCAAAAGCCTCAGCTGCTGCTGCTTTGATCTGTGCAATCAGTGGCGCAGCTTCGTCTTCAGACATCAGTATTTCAGTCTTGTACTTCGGGTTGTCCGTGTCGAAGGCTGTGTCTGGGCTGTTGAGGTGGGGGTACTTTGCATTGCCTGCGGGTGTCGTGAATTTGTGTACTTTTGCCATCTTGTTGCGTTCCTTTGAACTTACAGAAAAAGGGGCCAGCCGAAGCCAGCCCCAGTTGTTGAGGTAAGAAAGAGCCGTTAGCTGGGAGGCCGCTGGGCTCTTCTAGGAGGGTTGTAGAAGGGTTAACTGAAGCAGAAATCGTTGTGCCGGATTGCTTCGAGGTCTAATGATCCTTTTGTGGGTATAGTGATGGGCTTTTCATCTGTGCCAAAGACCATCGAAGGATCGTTTAGCTGCTGCCGTATTTCTTCCTCAAACTGTTGGAACAGACAGTCACCTGAGAACATAGCGACAAAGGTACTTCTTACACCCTCAAACAAATCCCACACATCTCCAGAGATGCTGAAGCTGTCGTGTATCATGAAAAAGTCTTCACTGGTGCCAGCGTCAAGCTGGTTGCAAATGAAGTTCTGCATAAGTGCAGCGTCCTGAGAATGCACAAAGTTAGGAGCAATACCGTTGCAGCTTTTGACAACATCAAATTGCGCCAAGTCTCTACGGTAGGTGACTTTTGCCTGCTTTCTTGTGTTTACGGCCTTGTCGAACAGGAAGATGTATATAGGCTTGCCTTCGCTCTTCCGGTAATCCATCAGAACTGGGAAGCCACTGTCACTGGTCCATTGGATTGCCTTGTTCTCACTGGTCACAGCTCTCGCAGCGGCCTGCAAATAGTCCATGCTCTCACCAGTCTTCAAAAGAACCTTGCTGATCGTTTTGTAGACTAGATCACCCATGAACCAAGCGCACTCAAATTGACCTTGTTCATCATCGTGCAACGGGTGATTGTCGATTTCACCGTAAGTCACTTTGAGTTGCTCAGGCTTCATTAAGTCCTCCATGAATTGACCACGCATACCCACATTATTACTTGAGTAACCATAGGTCATTGTGGCCCGCTTCATGTGACTGCGGCCTATCTTGAAGTTGAGCCAACGGTCTGCAAGCTCGCCTACTGTCGTGCCAGTGCGCTTTGAGAAGACTGTAGCTCTTACAGCATCATCAAGAGCTTTCAGCTCCTCGACTACTTTGTCAGCAACCGTCTGGTAGATGTCTGCCATTTGATGGGAGGGTGTGAGGTTCACCAGTGCGCCCTCAGTTTCACTCAAGTTTAAGCCTGAGTATATCTGAACGCCGCTGTTGGTGGCATCGTGTGACAGAGGAATGTAGCTGACAAAGGCATCCCCCTCCTTGACCCACCTAGCATATTCAAACACAGCCGCGAGATACTCAAAGGGCTTGTCTGCGCATGACCACAGATCAAAGGTGCCTTGGTAGTCCTCAGCGATAGCCAGAAGCTCATCATGCTTGCTGGTGGTCCACTGTGCTCTCGCATCCAGTGGTTGCTTGCTGATCTTGTCGAAGTCACCACAGTTGGCTAAGTGAACCTTCAGCCAATACGCATTGTTGCCTTCGACCAAGTAGCCACGTTTGTAACAGAAGAGGGCCTTCAAGTGACTGTCGCGGTGGTAGCTAAAGTGACTAACTGGGTACATGCGCCCCCGAAAGTCACAGTTCCAAGGAATGTAGAAGCCTTCAGTCTCGTATGCGATTAGCTCTCTGGCTGTCTGAAGATCTTGCTCCATGACGACTGCTGCGCCTTTCACACGCATCTCTAGCTTGATGTGGTTGCGGATCTCCGCTTTTACTGCCGCCACTTTCTCTTTGGACATTAGCTGCCAATTCTCTGGAAGTCTTGGCCTCTTTGGCAGCGAGTGTCGTGGGAACTTGTTGAGCGCTTGCTTCTTTGTGTCCCAACACCACTGGACTGCTTCCAACACAGGCTCATTGATAGACAGGGGCGTTGCTTGCAGTGCATTCAGAGCCCTGATCCATGGTGGCAAAGTGTCTTTGGTGAACTGGTGCGCCACCTTTGCCCTTTGCTCAGGCCGTGAGCTTTTAATCAATGGCACCATGGCTGCAAGGTCTGCATCATGATAACACCCGGTGTCGAAAGCTGACCATGGTTGTGGTGGTGACAGCATGGGCTTGAAGATAGGCGACATCCACGCCATGCGCTCTGCATTGGCTTCCATGGCTGCAAAGGCTGCCTCAGTGAACACAAGAATGGACTTACTGTTGTTCTTGCTAACGTACTCTAGCTTCCGCTCAAAGACTTGAGAGCATTTGATAACGCTGGATAGCACAGGTGCTGCCAGTTTAATCCTCCTCTCCTTTAACTTCTGTCTCTCTTGCTTGGTGTTAGCTACACCAAAGTTCTTAGAACTGAAGCCGTTCTTCTGTGTGATGTTGCGGAGGGATTTTACTCTATACTCACGACTATTGTGGGCTTGAGTAACTTGCTGCACTAAACGCTTGTTGGTGTTCTTGGGCTTAGGACGCTCAAGACCAGCTAAGGCTGCTGTTTCCACAGCTTGCTCGTGTTGCTCTTTGTCTGCTGCCTTTAGTTCAGCCTTTAGCAACTCTTGCTCTATGTGCTGACCCATCATTAGGGTGACTTGGGCAACGGTGCTTTTGTCTTCGGATGACTTCTGTCGCGCCTTCAACACCCCATTAAAGCAAACCAACAAACCAATGTAAGCTAATACATCAGGGTCTATAGTTGACAACTCGTCAACCCAAGAAGGCACACGGCCACCAGAGCGCTTCTGGAGCTTTAGTTCTTCTGCTATGTCTTGAGATACTCTTGGAAGGGCTTCAACTAAGGAATTGAAGTGGGAGGGGCTTTGGTCAACTCTAGTTTGACTATTGGTTCCTTCTGTGAACTTTTCGTGACCCTCGACCTTCATGGTCTGCTCGTAGGCCCTATTTGTCGTGTCTTGCCTGTGTGCCTCATCTCCGTCAGTAACAAACCCATCGCCTTCTTCGAGGTCTATAGGATTGGTGCTGTCTTGAGCATCGTCTGGTGGGGCTGTCTTGCCTATGCATCCCTTTACCGTACTGTGCCGCAGGCCTCCACGCGCTGCCTTCTCATCGTCGTTGTAGTCCCACTGACTGTGCGTTGGAACGCTCGCATCATTGTCATGCGAAAAGTTGTCTTTCTGTGTCATTCGTATGTCTCCTTGCCCTCTGTCCCTCTCTGAGGGTTGTAGAAGGGTCTGTTGCTTATTTCCTATGCTTGAAGTTGCCTAGCCAACAGCTGAAGTGCAGCTGGCTGTGCCTTGATGTATTTGCGGGTGGTAGTGTCGCAGCGGTGCCCTAACAACATGCCAATGACTGCTGTGTTGGCCTTGTGCTCGTTAGCTAAACGAGTGGCGGCTGTGTGCCTCAAAGTGTGAAACACATAGCCTTTGTGGTTGCCTAAGATCTTGTGCCGCATGTGGTCCCAAGACCGATAGAATGCGTGCTCGTCAAAGTGCTTTGACACATCGTAGTCTAAGGCCTCTATGGCCTGCATAACCTGCCTGTTCAGCGGGACGAATCGTTCACTTCCATTTTTAGTTAGGGGTAAATGCAACCATAAGTTCCCATCGTTGTCATTAGTAATTAGTCTCTGTTTGATACTAAGTATCTCACCTCTGCGCATTCCCGTTTGACTTCCAATGGTTATCATGTGTCGCATCCACCACTGAGGATGCTCATCGTGGAAGTATGCACACATGGCTTCGAGCTGCTCAGGTGTGAAGTAGAGTGGCCGTGCAGCTTGCCCTGTGCGCCTCCAAGTGAACTTCGGAACGTGTGTTATCAGCTCCTCTTTGACTGCCTGAGCGAAGACCTTTGTGAGCATGGCTGCATAACGGTTCACAGTGGCATCTGAGAGCCCACGAGAGGCCTGTACAGCGTCAAAGAAGTCGTGGATATGGCTGGGCCTATAGTCAGAGATTTCGCGCGTCTGGTGGTCGCTAAAGGCCGCAAATGCAGCGGCCTTAGTTAGGGATCTTTTGAGGTGCTGGCCGTGCCATAGGCGGGGGGCTTCAGCTTGTGCGAATTGCAGAAAGGTAGGCATTACTTTGTGTCCTCCCGAGTTGCTCTGTAGAAGACCTTTAGGCAGTGTTGAACTTCCCTATATTTGCCAAGATCAAGGGCGACAGTTGCCTCCTCAAGGTGGGTATTCAAGAGCCTGACTTCAGTCATGCTTGTTGAGGGTAAGCGGCACAACTTGTGCAGCTCTTGCACTGCTCTTGCGAGTTGCAGTTGTAGCATTAAAGGTACCATTGCCTTGTCCGGGATAACTCTGTGTTGATTAATGTGCTTTCTCTTTGCCATCAGAAACACACCTCCCCGAACTCATCGCGGATAGGCTCATTGTAATACTTCGGAGCGAGGTACTGGGTGCGATTGTCTTGCTCCCATAGCTTTTGTTCGAGAGGTGAGCGCTGGGCAACTACACCAATTTCACGGAGGATGTTTTCTAGGGTGTCATCAAGCATCTTGTGCTAACTCCTCTTTGCGCTGGGCTGTGGCCATCACTTGCGCCTTAGCCATTGCCACCTCGATGGCACCATCAGTGAGACACTCAGCAAAGGTGTGCGCCATGTTCATGCAGTCAGTTGCCTTCTCATCAGTTGGCGCTGTGATTGCGAGGAAGAGGGCCAGCTTTAAGGCGTCCTCTGTGGTTTCGGGTTGCTGGATGTTCATGATGTCACCTCCAGACCTTCACGCAGGTAATTGGGCAGGTCTGCATCTGTATATATTGGGTTGGAGTTTACCGAGTTTTGGTTAAAGCTATAACTTGGGTTTTTCTTCCGAGCTTTGCTACAAGCTGATCTGCGCGTATCGGCCTCCACAGTAAAAGCAATATAAGGTGTGTATCTGGGGAAGTCGCCATATCCAAACTCAGCAGTATTTGCGCTCTCGCGCTTAACACCACACACATAGTACGTCTGCATGATGCGCGGCTCTGCGGGTGCCTTTACCTTAACCACAGTCCACTGCGATCCTTGGCCCCTTACTTGGTTGCCCCATTCCTTAGCCGCTGCATACACAGCGTCTGTTTTGCCATACGCTTCAAAAGTGGCAACTAGTCCTGTGCCATCGTGTGTTACTTGGAAATAAGCCATTGTCGTTCTCCTGTCTGTTCAGTTGTTACCGTGGTGAGCCCACGAGATGGCCAGCGCTTCGAGGGGTACGCTGGCCGCTGCTGGGCTCACAGAAACAAAAGAAGAAGGGGGACAGTGAAGATACACACGACAGCGATCAGTTCACCTAAGATTTCTATGGCCTGTCTCATGCTGCCACCTCATCAGCTGTCTGGTCGATGGCCCACTCGACGCAATCTGCGGTAAGGTCTTTGGTCAGCTGTGCCAGTGCATCCTTGCTCAGTGCTGCAACGATAGATTTCTGAGCGTGACCATAGGAACAGTAGGCATCTGCCGCTGTGAACTTGGTAAACTCTGAGATGATAAAGGTGCGCAACTGTCTGGCGTTGCATTCACACAGTGCCTTCAAGTTAGCTGCGCGGTGCTCTTCGCCCTTGTAGCTGCCTTCGATCCAAAGGCTGAAGTGCCTGCGCACGATGTGGTTGGGGTCTGTGAGGTCGCCTGCTAAGTCTTGGGCGATGCTTTGTGTTGCTGTAAGTGTCATTCGATCAGTCTCCTTTTGGTTAAGGAGTGTCGAAGTCTCACGAATGGTTGGTGGTGTTCTGCGATTGTGTGCCGCTTGATATACACAGGGGGAGTTACAGTCCCCTGCCACACCTTGCGGCCTGTCGCCCACTAACTTAACGTGACGCCTTCGGCCTCCGTGGTATCTTGATGCCAGTTTATGCAGTCCCCCGCAAGCAAAAAGTTTGCCCAGGAGATAACTTTCTGCACTTCAGGTACTTCTACAACCCTATAGGAGAGGAAGCGGACCGAATGCCGTCGCGGGAAGCCTTAAAGTGTCCCTCGATCCTTACGCGTTCCAGTATACCCCGGCCCCTCCCTACTAATAGTCGACTAAAGAAACATCCACCTTGATAACACCAATCAATAGAGAACTAGAGAACGTCCCGAGCTGACCTTAGTCAACTATAGTACCAGCCAAGAGTTGTGTGTGTAGTTGTGTTGCTGAGGTGGTTGCTCAGGACAACCAAGGTCGACCACCTCACCTTCGAGCTGTTGGTCCCTTGGTCCCCACCATTAGATCAAGAGAGAACCTAAGATGCTCAGAGCAATCGTGAGAAGACTAAAGATAATCTATCTATCATGTGCTGCCTATGAGCATCACAGGCTGGCTAATCGTGCTGCTGATCAACTAAGGATGCACTCGACCAAGACGCTGAAGGACATTGGCATCACTCGTGGTACTATTAGCGCTGCTGCACACCACAAGTGTCCTTGGTGTAATGATCAGGTGTGGCAAGAGTGGATCAAGTGAGCTGGTGTAGCTGTTGGCTAACTTGGGTTAGCTAAGGTGGCCAAGGCTGACTGGTGTTGACTGAGGATGTCCCAATCTGTGTTGAAAACTCCAAGCCCCCAGCCAAACAAATTTCCCGTCGGCTAATGACAAACTAATGTCACCTCGTGTTCATAACATAGGCCCCCACCAGTGGGACCATACATCCCTCACACTACAGAAGCTATAGATTGCAGTAGGTTAGCTGTTAGCGTCCCTCGTTTGCTTAGGTTCCCTAGTCAAAAACTGACCCCCGCACCCTCGAAACAAAAAGCAACTTCAAAATACAGGGCTAAAGTTCTTGTTGTTGTTGTTGTTGTCGGCCTCAGTCAACGAGAGGCCCCCCACAGAAACAAAAGAAAGAGGAACCATAGATATGGCTCTGGAAAATGGAACATACGTCAACTCTCTGGTCCCTGCGAACCCTGCGTCTACTGACGGTCTCGCGCAAGCTGATGACCACATCCGCCTGATCAAGAGTACGCTTCAGAATACCTTTCCCAACTTGACTGGTGCTGTGACTGCCACACAGGCAGACCTAAACAACCCACCCAGCACCTTGACTGACCTTGGCATCACTGATGGCTCTGCTAGTGGCCAAGTGCTTACAACAGATGGCAGTGGTAACTTTAGCTTCACTGCGTTGCCAGCAGGCACCACAGACACCAACTACTATGTGACTGGTGGTTCTGTCAGCGGCACCACGTTGACCCTCACACGCTCTGGCCTTGGCAGCGTAAGCATCTCAGGACTGCCTGCTGCTGTAACTAACAACAACCAGCTGACCAATGGCGCTGGGTACATCACTGCATCCTCGATACCCTCGCAGAGTACATCATTTGGTGATGTTGGAACCTATGCCTTCCTAGTCAAGAATGGTACATCAGTCAGCTCTGGTTCTTCTTACTCTGGCTCTAGCCTACAGAGTGGCGGTGTGAATGCGATTGTATCTGTTACTGGCAGCAACACTGTGTACGCAGCCAACATGACACAGTTGGCCCGTGGAGACACCACCATGTCAGGCACTTGGAGAGCCATGGGCTCTGTGTCCTACAACAGCTCCAGTACCTATGGTCGAGGCACAGTATTCTTGAGGATTTCCTAATGAGCATCACGATAACAGAAGTGCGTAATGCACAGTCACTACAGTCTGACAACCAGCGCATGGACGTTGAGATCAACCACCCCACATACGGCTGGATACCTTACCATTTGGACCCTTCAGACACTGATGCGACAGTAGACAACGCTGCCATCCTAGCTTTAGTTGGTGATGACTTTGGAGCATACGTTGCTCCCACCCAAGCTGAGCTTGATGCTGCTTTAGCTTCTGAGGTTAGGGCTGAGAGAGACAGTCTGTTAGTGGTGGTGGATGTAATAGTCAGCAACCCGCTGCGCTGGGCATCTCTATCCTCAGACAAGCAGAACGAGTGGTCTACCTATCGCCAAGACTTGCTTGATGTCCCACAGCAATCTGGGTTCCCAAGCACAGTAACTTGGCCCCCAGTAGTCTCTTAGAACCAATACAAGTAAGGAACTCAGGCCATGCCTAACCTACCAATCCGTGGACTAGGGTCTGTGGGTGTGGTCACTGATGTTGACCCCTACAACCTCCCCACCAATGCCTACACAAGAGCCAAGAACATTAGGTTCACTGATGGCAATGTGACCCGTGGCCCAGTCTACCGAGCTGTGTCCTCTACAATCCCATGGAACCCTGTGTTCTCCTATGGCCTCACTGCACTCTCTGGTTACGATACTGTGTTGTTGGTGGATGATACCTTCGACATCTATGAGTTCTCCAATGGCACCTTCACTCAGAGGTTTAACGCCAGCACCTCCACGACCATCTATAGGACCACAGCTACAACTCTTGCGGATGTACAGTACGTCAACCGTGCAGACCAAGTACCTGTAGCAAGGGTGCCTACTGCCTCTAGCTTTACTGCCTTGGCCAACTGGCCCTCCAACTACAGAACCACTGCCCTCCGCAGCTTTGGTGACTTCTTGTTGGCACTAGGCACTGTGGAGGCAGGTACTAGCTTTCCTAACCGTGTGCGGTTCTCTGATCCCGTGTTGGCCAACCAAGTCCCAGATACATGGGACGAGACTGATCTTACTAACAGTGCTGGCTTCAATGACCTCGTACAAATGAAGACACCCATAATGGATGGTGCCACACTAGGTGCCAACTTCCTTGTGTATTCCCAAGACCAAGTGTGGATGATGGAGTTCGTAGGCGGTACGTTTATCTTTAACTTCCGCAAGGTCTTTGATGATGCCGGCGTAATCAATCAGAACTGCATCGTGGAAGTAGAGGGTCGCCACTATGTCTTCGACCAAGATGACATCTATGTGACTGATGGCAACACCCGTCAAAGCATATGTGACGGCAGGGTCCGTAAGTACATCTTTGGTGGCATGGACACCTCCAAGACCACTGAGTGCTTTGTGGTCCACAACAGTGCCCTTGAAGAGATATACTTCTGCTACCACACAGGCGACGATATGGCCCTGTACGCAGATGGAAACCATTGCAACCGTGCAGCTGTCTACAACTACAAAGAGGACGTATGGTCCTTCCAAGACCTACCCAACGCAGTCAGCGGTACAGAGGCCTCTGTAGACAGTGTGTTCTCATATGCTGATGCAACCCAGACCTATGATGACATTGGTGGCTCCTACCACGACCAAGAGAGCCAGAATACCCGTAGGTCTCTGCTAGTGTCAGCTACTGGTGGCGGCATTGCAGACAGCAAGCTCTATGGCATCGACCTAGTGGACCAAGGCAACTTAGCCCAGTCTGTAGACACCACAGTCTCCTCTCCGCTTCTACTGGAGCGTGTAGGCATAGACCTAGATGACCAAGGTATCCCTCTTAGCGGCTACAAGGTCATCTCCAAAGTCTACCCTCAGATGTCTACTGACAACTCAGATGCCACCTTTGGTTTTACCTTTGGTGCTGCTGATACTCCTAATGCCACCCCCAACTACCAGACTGAAGTCACCTTTGACTCCTCTGATGAGTACAAGGTGGATACACGGATTGCTGGTAGATACCTGTCATACAAATTGACCACGGCTACTCTCAAGGACTTTGCATTTAGTGGAATGGACGTTGAAGTTGTAGTCACAGGTCGGAGGTAGCTTATGTCACTATCTGACAAGATCAACATGCTGGTGTCTCCATACGCAAGACGCCAAGCACCAAACCTCAACCCTGACTTCTTACCCAACTACTTACAGGAAGAACTCAGAGAGCTAGAGGCCTCTATACGGTCTCTCAGTGATGCAAGTGTGCAAGTGGCAGACAGAGCCCCAGAGAGCCCCCGTAAGGGCATGGTTCGATATGCTGTGTCTCCTTGGAACCCACTAAACAATGGGACACAGGGGCTAGTTGTCTACAACGGCACAGCTTGGGTTGCAGTTTAGCACTTCTATAAAGAACAAAAGGAATATCATATGTCAGCTTGGATAGCCCCACTAATCGGCGGTGCCATGGGCCTTATGGGCGCAAACAAGCAAGCCAAGTCACAAGACGCAGCAACAGCAGCCCAGATGGCTGGCTTCAACCAATACAAACCATATGTGGACGCTAACCTATCTGGCGCACAAGCTGCACTAGGCGGTGTACTAGAGACTGGTGCATACGGTGGTCAAACCCTAGCTGCACCAAACGACTTCCAGACTGGCACTGCCACCAACATGGGCAACATTGGCTCTAATCTCCAGACCTCTGGTTACGGCATGATGAACAATACGTCTGGCTTTGGCTCCAATGCCAACTCCTTGTTCAATCAGTACCAAGGCATGGCTAACTCTGCACAGGCTGATCGGCTTTCTACAGCCATGGACTACGCTAGTGCCAACGCAAACCCATTGGTTGACGCTGCGATGCGTGATGACCGCCGCAACCTACAAGAGAACACTCTGACAGGCATCGACCTTGCAGCAAGTAACTCAGGCAAC